AGCGAGTGAAGCTGAGAATAAATACCACGCGGTGTAACCGAGTTTCTCTCCGACGTGTTCTATCTATGAAGAAAGTTCTGGATCATCATAGACCGAATTCAAGAAAATATATCGAAGATAGTACCATCGAAGTAAAGTCGCGATTCGCTCGAAGAATTTTACAGGTTGGTCTGTCATTAATAGGTACTGAACGCCCAGTATATGTCGAAGTTATTTGAGTCGTAGATATTTTATAGCTGTTTGTATGTTAGAGTAAATACATCCATCAAATTTGACTCGACCAGTCCTGGGATTGTAGTATCCCTGATGCCCCATGATGGTGGCTGCATGAATGTCTACACTCATATAAAAAATACAAGATTATAATATCTAGGAAGAAATGAGTCTCTCGATTATTATGGGAAATATGTTTTCCGGTAAAACATCGGAACTCATACGCAGACTTAAGCGTCTAAAGGTTACCGATAAGAATATCATAGTCGTCAATTCTGCCAAGGATACGCGGTCCCCTGATGAAGTCCTCAAGACACACGACAATGTCCACTTCGACTGTCACAAGGTGCATGACCTCTTCAGTTTAGAAGAACGATCAGCTTTCCAAAACGCGGACATCGTAGCGATCGACGAGGGGCAGTTTTTCCCTCGTCTCAAAAAATTTGTTGAGTTCTGTCTTTTTCTAAAGAAGGATGTCATCCTTGCTGGTCTTGATGCGGATTCTTTCCAGAGAAAGTTTGGAGAACTCATCGACTGTATTCCACTCGCATGTGACGTCACAAAGTTGTCAGCACTGTGTATGACGTGTAGCAACGGTACACCGGGACCGTTCACGAAGCGTATTGTGTCAGACCTAAAACTGGAACTCATTGGTGGTCGTGACATGTATGAGGCGGTATGTAGAAAACATCTTAATTAAACTTTAAATCCTAACATCCTCTTTTGTTTATTCGTCGAACGCGAAGGTATCGGAATACACAAAATACTATCCACCCACTTATCTCCATCATGGGCACACCATCGAACACCGTGTTTGTCAAGGGTTTTTCGACATAATACACATGGTAACGAAATCCCGTCTCCATATACCGTTTTTCGTTCTACGATCATTTGACCATATTTCCTATGAAGCCATTGTGTAAACTGGTGCGGTCTCTTACCACTCTTCATACATTTCGCATAAAGGGCTCGAAGAAGTCGCCTTTCAGAACAACATATATTATCACTCACCACACAGGGACCCTTAGACATATAGCTCGTGACGGTACAATACTTCATTTAATTTCTCCGTCTATTATAAATGTTTCTCACCGTCCCACAGACGATTATCGTCGGGATTTTGATCGCTGTACTCGTCTCCACGAAGAACTTAGGTAACCGTCCCGCAATTTTACTTGTGACGGCGATGACTCTGCTTCATATGTACGATCACATCTTCCTGATCAAGCGTGGTAAAGAAAAGAAGCTTGTCGAGAACTATTGCAGTGCCTGTAACGGTGCATAAAAATCTCAGGGTATATAAATGTATTACCGTCGTGAAAAGTACCAGCCCCAAATCGAGGATCTCAAGGAGAAGGTCCAGACGCTGCTCGTCGTCCCCAAGATGCCCTTCGGTCTCACCGTGTTCCAGGTTGTCCAGGTTCTCATGCTTGCGTACATCATCCTCAAGCAGAATAAACTTGTCTAATTATAGTAATGAAGGTCAGACTCATCAAGAGTCCCAACCCCCAAAAGAAGTTCAGGGCGATCCTCGAGGATGGTCGTGAAGTTGACTTTGGTGGTCGAGGCTATTCTGATTACACGATCCATAAGGATCCTACACGAATGCGTTTATATGTTCAACGTCATGGTGGAAATGTTCCAGCCGTTGATCAGACGATTCATAAGCGAATGTTGAATGTCAACCGGAGTGACAAGGAAAAATGGGGCATCAACGGTATCGCGACAGCTGGTTTCTGGTCACGATGGTTATTGTGGAGTCAACCTTCTTTACCACTAGCGAAGAAGTACATGACGAAAAGATTTGGTATCATATTTTCATAAAAATGTCGGTTATAAGTAACTATGAGTAGTCCAAGGCGATCGAGAAACAATGATAATCAGTACGGGTGGGCAGAAATTCGTAGCTATTTCGATAATAGCCCTGTCATCCGTGGGAGACGAGTTCGTCGTTCCAATAACCTGGAACCCGTTCGCCGAGCCATTTCCTTCAACTCGAACTCGAACTCGAACTCGAACTCGAACTACAATTCCAATGCGAACTCAAACAACAAACCCCATAAGCTGAACAAGAATGTCAAAAAATTCATAAACAAAAACGTGATGGAGGCTAATAAAAGGAACATTCCCGCCTCTAAACGGGTGTATGTGCAGACAAACGTGGGTAACAACAACAAGATTAACCACGTTTACAACAAGCGAGTTCTCACAGGAGTTCTGAAAGCCTCTAAAAAGGCTGGAGTCAAGGCTCGGACTCCTCTCAAGCGAAAATTGTTCAAGAAGCGTAATATAAAAAAGTATCCTCCAGTAAACGTCAATAATTCAAACTCAAACTCGAACAATTAATTTTGTCGAAGCCCCTTCTTTTTCAGAACATCCTTTAGTTCGGACATAAGTTTAGCTCGCTTATTGTTGACAACCGGCTTCTTAGAGACGCCTGGAGGTGGAGGTGGAGGCGGGGGTGCAGGTCTCCCACCTACACTTACGATCGACTTACACATAGCGATTGTCTCTCTCGCGTTATTTACTCTATTCTTCATGTCACGCTTAACCTTCTTACGAAGTTCGTTAATCGTGAGACGAACACGTTTACCCCTGACATCTTTAGTGACCCGTTCCCCCATCGATTTCACCTTCTTCTTGAGGTCTTGGTATTCCATTTATCATTTATAAAGAAAATAAACGACCTATAATCATGTCTTACACTGACGATCTAAAAGAAACGAATCGTCTCATACGAGAAGTTGTATTACCAGAACTTGTAAACTTGAGAGGCGAATTGAATGAACTACGACGTCACACATGGCCTTATGTACAGGGACAGAAAGAGAATAGTCAACTGGACGACATTCAAGCGAAGCGACGCTTTTTACAACACTTGGATGACGACACGATACTACAACTGTTAAAGATCAAAGCATTTTTAGCTCAGACTGGAAACTCACTTGTCATGCGAGAATTCGATTTGATTAGAAAAAATTGTCCGTCCGGTACGTCTTCACCGTGAATGGTGTATCCTTTCCAAAGACTGTAACCGTTTCACCACCATAGAGTTCGGGGCAACCGATATCCTCGGTACATTCACGCCCATCGATCGATACTGGGATGGGGTACACCTGATCACCCTGTGTGGTCGTGTGATAATGGTACCTATCACGGCGATTACGAACTTCCCGGCCATACAGGGGCAGTGTCTCACCCGTTTCGTTTGTCAAAATACCAATCTGTTGGAAATGACCGGGTTTGTATTTCTTGATGGGAGGACCTCGGTACTCTGGGGAACGAACTTCTCGGACGGGTACCCTCACTGGTACCCTGACGGGTACTGGGACTTCAACTTCAACGGGATTCCTCACGATCGCGTAGATCATGATGACGGGAATCGAAAGGAGAACTAAGGAATTGACGAGCTTATAGTTAATCTTCATCTTTATATTAAGCCATGAAATTATTGGGGGTTGACATAGGCTACACAAATATGGGATTGGTCATGGCAACATGTGACGGTCCCTGTATCACGATTGACTATATAAAGAAGGTTGACCTGGGTGAATACAAATATATAGGTAAAACGAATGACACAGCAGTCATCATCTCTTTATTTTTATCCGATTACGACTATCTATTTAAAGAAGCTGACACCGTGCTCATAGAACGTCAACCTCCTGCTGGTCTAACAAACATTGAAAGTTTGTTACACTACATATATATGGATAAGGTTGTTCTTGTTTCACCATTGAGTGTCCATCGACACTTTGGAATGAGTCATCTTGACTATGAACAACGTAAGGAGAGAAGTGTATCTATAGCGGGTAAGTACATCAGTGACATTCCTTACGATCGTCAACATGATATAGCCGACGCATTGTGTATGATTATACACTACAATTTCAAGGTGAGTGTTCACTCATTCGACTCATTCAGGTTTACCAAAACCTGAGTAATGGACCGAACAATCGAATCAAGTTCAGTGTGAG